TGCGTCGCAGGCGCGTTTCGTAAAATAATATTTCTCCGGCACGTTCGCCTGCAAGATCGAGAACAATGTAACAACGGCGGCGACGCTGGGCGACTCCCCAAAATTGAGCGTCAAACGTGCGCCAGCCGAGGCTGAAACCGTCTCCCACAATCTCGCCGCTTGTAGACCACTTGCCCTTTTCAGGCATAGGTACTGACAGGGTTTCGTCTTTGATTTTGATAAGCTCATTTAGCACCTCCAAGTAATCCGCGCCGCCCGATGAACTGTACATACCCGGCACGTTTTCTAACACGCAAAACGTAGGAAAAGCGTTATTCGTGGCGGCGCGCATTTCTTTTACAATGCGGATAATTTGAAAAAACAGCCCCGACCGCTCCCCATGCAAGCCCGCCCGTTTCCCGGCGACACTTAGGTCTTGGCAGCAAAAACCGCCTGTAATGATGTCCACAGGCGGCACGGCGGCTCCGTTTATTTTATTAACATCGCCGTAATGCTTTACTTGCGGCAGCCGTTTTGTAGTTACGCGAATGGGAAACGGCTCGACCTCCGAAGCCCAAAGCGGCTCTATACCGCAGAGCAGGCCGCCGAGTTCAAAGCCGCCCGACCCGGAAAAAAGAGAACCGAGAGTGAGTTTTTTATCCATCGCCGACCACCTCCGCGTATGTCAGAATCTTGCCGTCCCTTTCCACAGTCACATCGCCCGCGCCATATTCGGCGACAAACCGTTTAATCGACGCCGAGGCGTATTTCTCATCCAACTCCATAGCGTAACAGGCGCGGTTAAGCTGCTGACAAGTCATGCCCGTTGAGAAACTGCCGCTGAACACATCCAGCACGATGCCGTTTGCCGCCGATGAGTTCTTTATCGGGTACGCCAGCAAGTCGAGGGGCTTCATGGTAGGGTGGATGTCGTTTTTCTTTGGCTTGTCGAATTGCCATATCGTGGTCTCGGCGCGTCCGGCGTACCATTTATGTTTGCCTTTGGCTTTCCAGCCGAAGAGGATAGGCTCATTTTTCCATTGGTACGGACTTCTGCCGAGGACAAGCGACGGCTTGAGCCACTGGCACACGCCCGACAGTTTGAAGCCCGCCTCACGGAACGCCCGCCTAAACCACTCGCCGTTGGTGTCAGAATGGAACACATACGCGCTGGCTTCATCATCCATAGCGGATTCCACGTTTTTGAAAACCGTCAGCAGGAATTTATAGAACTCCTCGCCGCGCAGCTCGTCGTTTTTGATTTTCCCGGCTTTGGATTCATAGCTCACGCCGTATGGAAAATCCGTCAACAGCAGATTCGCCTTTTTGCCGTCCATTAGCCGCGCAACATCGGCAGCGTTGGTGCTGTCCCCGCAGAGCAGACGGTGATTGCGAAGCCGCCATAAATCGCCAAACATTACAAAAGGCGGCTCGGCGGCCGCCTTGTCGATGTCGAAGTCATCGTCTTTTATTTCTTTTTCGTCTTTGCCGAAAAGCTCCTCAAGCTCCGAAATATCAAAGCCGGTCAAGCCAACATCAAAATCGCCTGCGTCAATCTCTTTCAAAAGGTCGGTCAAGAGCGGCATATCCCACTCGCCGCCTATTTTGTTGAGAGCGATGTTCAGAGCCTTTTCCTCTGATTCGCTGATATCGACAATCACAACATCCGTTTCGGTATAACCGAGAGCCTTCATCACAGCCAGCCGTTGATGCCCGCCTACTACCGTATTTGTGCGGACATTAAAAATCGGCGGTTCAACAACGCCGAAATTCTCTATGGAGCGTTTCAATTTTTCAAACTCCGCATCGCCGGGTTTTAGTTTTTTACGCGGGTTATATTTAGCTGCGTTTAGGTCTGCGATTTTCATTTTCTGTATATTCACGACAGCACCCCCGTTTCCTCAAGAGGAATTTTCTTATCACCGCGCACAAGACAAATCTCCGCATCCGGCGCGAAATTATGAAACCGAGCCGTTGCAATATCGCAGTAGGTCTCGCTTTTTTCGACTGCAAAGCAGCGACGTCCAAGCTGTTCACAAGCAATCATTGTTGTACCGCTTCCGGAAAATGGCTCCAACACAATGTCCCCACTGTCCGTGAACATTTTCAAACATCGCCACGGCAAAGTTACAGGAAATCGGGCTTTATGGTTACGTTCATCCAGCCGGCTTTTCGTGCTGTGCGAACCCGTGACGCTCGGAAAGTTCCAGATTGCGCTGTAGCCGAATTCTCGCCGCTCCTGTTTAGACAAACGCCGGACAAGTTTGTAATTGTAATCGCCGAAAGCTGTGACAAATGAGACTTCCGAAAGGTCGTATTCGTCTTCGCCAAGCGGAGTGGATTCATTTCCCGCAAACGCCGCGATGTATTCAGTGTCACCCACGCCCTTGAGCGTGGAAAGGTGAATCGGCGAAGCGGAAGACAGGGCTTTTCTCTGCTTATTCCAAATCTTGATAAACAGCGGACGGAAACCATTGTCGGCGAACATTTCTATGCTGTACGCAAACGTGGGTTCTAAAAATTGCCCGCCGGTGTTGAATTTGTCTGCGATGTTGTAACAAACAACATTGGCATGGCGGCACATATTGCGGATGGCGGCGGTCATCGTTGTCCGCCACTCATCTATTTCTCCCGACTCATAAACCTGCATACCGCCGGGTTTATTTCCCGCGATTCCATAAGGCGGGCTTGTCACACACAACTGTGCTTTTTTGCCTTCGAGCAATTCCTCGAAAGTTCCCGGCAAAGTGCTGTCCCCGCATATCAGACGGTGATTGCCAATCAGCCATATGTCTCCGGCTTGCGTGACCGCGCCGCCGTTATCCTCTATGTCTTTCTTGGCTTGTTCCTCGTCAAATTCATCTTCTACACAGCCTTGCGGAGTAAGCAGCGTTTCAATCTCGCTAATAGAAAACCCCGTCAACTCTAAATCCACGCCGCCAATGTCAATCTCGGCCATTAAACCTGCCAGTGTGTTCTCGTCCCATTCGGACAGCTCGTTCAGTTTGTTGTCCGCAATCACATAAGCCGATGCGCTGTCGCCCTTAAGCGGGAGGATGATACAGGGTACTTCGGAGATGCCGAGCATTTCGGCGGCTTTGCACCTTGCGTGACCCGCGAGAATCATATTGTCATCGCTTATTAGGACAGGGTTTGTAAAACCGAATTCCTGTATAGAGCGTGATAATTTTTTGAGCATCTCATCGGGATGCTTGCGCGGGTTCTTCGGATGCGGCTTTAAGTCCGTAAGCCTTTTTATTGTTATTTCTCTTGAAATTTGCATTGCTCACCCTCCAAGCCGAAAAGTTTATTTATATCCTCATCAAAATCACGCTGCTCTAATTCACGAATGAATTTGTCGTTAGAAGAAGCCATTTCATCCAAAGCCGCTTGATACTCGCAATCATTTTTATAAAAACTTATTTCCATTAGCCACCTCACTCATTCTGTCTGAGCAGCATTTCCATCATGTCAAGGCTCGGCGCGCAGGCGGCATAGTCGCCGCTGGCGTTCTCGCGCACGACGGCGTTTATCCTGTCCCACACGGACATGGCCTGTTTCATGTATTCCCGCGACATTGCGACATACGGTGACGCTATCGGCATCCCCGTCGTCGGGTGCTTGCCTGTAAATCCGACACGGCTCACAGCCTCCTCGCATTGCACATACCGTGCGACGCAGAGCGAATACAGTTCCACGATGTCCTGCGTAACCAGAGTGTCGCAGTTATACTGGCACAGCCATTTATACACGCGCTCGTAAACCGCGCCCGCCTTTAGCGGAATCTCAAGCCTTTGAGCGCTTAACAAAAATTCGGATGGCTCGGGGTATGATGGCTCCGGCGCCGCTTTGTTTTTTATGACTGACGCGGGCTTGCCTTCAAGCAGCTTTTCGTCAAGTGATTTTCTCGGCCTGCCGCCCGTCCCTTTCGCCGGTCCGCGTTTTCCCATATCCTCACCACCTTGCTTTTATGTTCAAAACTTTCTAAAAACTTTCTGCCTAAAAAACTTTTCTTGAAATAAGTTTTTGTGAGAAACATACCGCAAACTCCTGTTTTTGCTACATTCCGCAGAGTTTCCCGAAGCGGTGCATATACCCCCAAAACTTATTGAAAAACGCACACGAGAGGCCGAGCGCGCTGCACAGCCTAATGCCCGTAGCTATTTGCATACCCCCGGCGGCTACGACCTGACCGCCGCCTATGGATGTGGTCAGTTTTTGAAAACGATTGATTTGTTTGAAAAGAATCAATCGCCGCAGCGTTTCCTGTTGTTCTCCCTCATCGTTATGCTCGAATGGCAGGAGTGGCAGAGCGCGGCGAGGTTATCATCGCCGTGGGCGCCGCCTTCCGAGAGCGGTTTGATGTGGTGGACTTCCGTGGCGGGAGTGCAGCGGCCGAGCTTCTCGCACTCTTCGCACAGCGGATGTGCCTGTATATATCGGGCGCGGATTTTACGCCACTGCGTGCCGTATTTCTTGGCGGTTTTAGGGTCACGCTGATAGCGGTTGTAACGCTTGGTTTCTGTCTGCCTGTGTTCCTCGCAAAAAAGGCCGTCCGTGAGTTTCGGACAGCCTTGGAACTTACAGGGCTTTTGAGGTTTATAGGGCATTATGTTCACCGCCTGTTCTGTGTGGAGTTTGTCAGCCGCCTTTTATGAGCCGTTTTTTGTACGGAAAAAGCCGCCCGTTAATGTGGCGGCTTTTGGTCTTGATATAATTCGCTATCATAATGATAACAGCTTTTATGTTGGTTTTCCCCCGTCATCTTGTGCTTTTTGGTGTCTTTTAGTGTCTACCTCGATTAACGCCTTGCCGTGGACTTTCAGGATATAGCGCCTGTCATAGTTCATCGTGGCGGCGATATCGTCCCATGCTTTGAAACAGAGGTAGCGGAGTTCCAGCAGCATACGGTAGGTGGGGTTTTCAACCATGTTCATTGTGTCCATGATTTCTCGCTTCAGTCCGATGAGCCTGTCGATGTCGCTGTTCACCTCGTTTTCAAGGTCAAGCATTTTGCAGATGGTGTCTTCCATGCGGTGGATGTTGCGCTGCGTGTCCCTCGGCATATCGGAAAGCGTGGATGTCGCGCGCTTGGCAAGCTCACGCAGCGAACGCACCTGCTCCAGCTTGGCGTTTATGCGGTTGTCGAGATACAGGGCTTGGTTTAGGTATTCTTTCGCCGTCATCGCGCCACCCCCTCTCTGCAGCCGTTCCATGTGACGCGGTCTTGCCTATCGCCGCTTGGGGTGACGTTCAATAGCGCCTTGTGGTATTCGCTGTGGGGATTGGCGCACTCCACAGCTTTCCAAAACAACTTCTGCATGGTGCAGACTGTGTCTTGGCGACGGTCACAGCTTTGCTTGCATTTTTGGTTCTTGCGGGCTTTGCAGTCATCGCGCTTTTTACAGCCGATGCAGACCTCGCAATCTTCCCACTTTTCGCATCTGCCGCAATATTTCTTTGAATATTCGCTGGCTTTTTTGTCCTGCCGGGCGTATTCGCACACGGCGCATTTTATTTTTTTCGATTTATTCATAAGGCACGGCCTCCGTTTCAAGAATTAAGATTTTCGACAATCTCCTTGACTTCTTGAAGCGATGTGACTTTGTAGGCGTAGCCCTTTGCATTCATGATTTTTGTAAGCGTTGATTGCTGAAGCATTGTAAGTTTGCCTGTCGGCGTCTTTACCTCGAACGCTACGAAGCGGCCGCCGAGGCAAAGGATTATATCGGGCAGACCCGCCGTGCCGTATTGCCCGCCATGCTGTTTCCAAGCGAAGCACTCTGGCACGGTCTTTAGGTAACGTATTATTTGGTTCACGATGTCTTTTTCGAGCATTTGATGTACCTCGAATTCTCACTGTTCCCACTTTTCACACTTTTCCGCACACATACCGTCTATATATTTGTGTGTATATGTGTGTGAATGTGGAAGTAACGAAACTCTACACGACATATATTAACCACAGGAACTATGGGAACAATGGGAACATTAACGCCCTAATCGGCGTGGCTGTGTTTCTCCTTCCCTACTAACGGCATGATGCCGTCACGTTTGAGCCTGAACAGATAGCATCGCAACGTTGATTCGCCGATTCGTGCTTTGACTTTTGTCCTGACTGTTCCCGAATCGCTCTGCGTTTCAATCAAACCTCGTTCCTTGAAGCCTTGAAACGTCTTCTTGACGTTAAAACCAGCGTCCTCCAACTCCTCGTCGAGATACTGCGGTATGACATAGAACTCCGTATGCTTCCCGCCGGGACTTTGGCTCGTCTTGCCGTAATACGGCGAGGCATCGTGGCTGAACTTGCTCTCGTTGCTGACAAGCCAGCCCGTGACGAAGTCCCATGCCCTTTCAACCACGTCCGTTGACATCTGCTGCTCGTTCATCGCATAGACCGCCTCGCCGCACCGAAGCGCATCTTTCAGTGCCGTCTCCTTGTCAGTGCCGAAGATAATAGTTTCGGCGAGATAATCTCCAAGAGCCACCGCCGCCACATAATCGGCATGAAGGTTCTTTAACCCGCGCTCTTTGAATTTCTTTGAAAACGTTTGATTGTACAGAGTTTTCAAAAAGTCCGGGTTTTCGCCGAGCGCGGCGCATACCGCCCGCATGAACACCGTACCCGCGAACCCGTAATTGTTCTCAGAGACGATATGCACATCCTTGGCAAACTCAACGTCATCGACCGGCCTGCCGTAAATTTCAAACGTCCGCGTCTGTATACCGTCAAGACTGCTGCTGCGAGTAATCGGCTCTTCGCCGGTGAGCATTACGATATTGTGCCAAGTCGCTACCTCGGCGTTGCCGCCGCCCCTCGCCCCACGTATTTTGCCGCTGCCTTGACCGAGGACATAGACCAGTTGTTCAAGGGATAAGCGGCGCTCATCGGCGGACTGCTTCTCATCAATGCCAAAAGGCAGATTGCGGAGCGTCCCCGCCAACTGCTCCGTGCCGACAATGGTCGTGAAACCGTTACCCATAATACGGAGCGGATTACCCCATACCGATATTGCCGCCTTGAGTGCGGCCGACTTGCCCGACGCGGAATTGTGCCATAAATGAATGACGAAGGTGCGGACGCCGATTTTGCAGAGGAGCAGGGAAGCGAACGCCGCCGAGGTTATGAAGCGTGATATCGGGTTTTCACGGAGCTTGCGCATCATGTCTTTCCAAGCGGCAAAGTCGCCCTGCTCGGCGAGATTTCGGTAAAGCGTCGCCGTGCCTCTATCCTCTTCGAACATGATTTCCTTGTCCACGGCGTGAGGGAAAAACTGCGCGCCGTCCAGCCAGCCAAGCCGCGCGATTGAGGACACGCAGGGTATGACGGATTTATTGCTGATTTCATAGTCCGAGATATAATGCACCAGCTCGCCCGCCGTCCCGCTCGTAACGTGCAGACCGTCATCGCCGAAACCGAGGATGCTTGCCTTGTTGTAAACCTGCGTCCTGTTCCCAACGACAGATTTCCAATGCCCGTCTTTATGAAAGCTGAGTTCAAGGCGCTCCTTGCCGTCGTCGATGTTCACAAGGCGGCGGGTTATGACCACAGGATCGGGGCAGGCGATGCTTTCGCTCTCGCTGTCCTTTGATGTAAGCACACGGCGAACCCCGCCTCGGACGCTGACCTGCCATTTTGAGGGAACGACCGCACCGCCAAGGTCGATGCCGTCAAGGTTTAGCGGCTCACCGGCAGGTGCCGCTCCGCGCCCCGCTTTGCGTTGTTTGGCGTCATAGTCCTTGATGCAGTTTTCGATGTCGCGGACATTTATTTTGCCTTTGTGCTTCAACTTGAACTGGGCGTAATCGCCCGGCATCTTTGCCTTTGCGTATGAGAGGGCTTCGACGTACTCCGCGCTATACACTGCGCCGTAATCCTCGATGTCCCTTGAGAGCAACTCTCGCACCTCATCGGCTTTGGTAATCACCGCCAACGCCACCGGCGCTTTGCACCCTGCCGCGCAGTCCCCGCAATCGAAGCCCAGAGCATTGCGGATATACTCGCAAGTGTGCGGCTTCGCGGCTTGCCGTGCGTGGGCGATTTTCGCGGCGGTCTCGGCGGCGTTGTACTGCGGATATGATTTACTGAACTCGTGACAAACCTCCGCGCCGTCCGAGCAGAGCGCAAGGTTGCCGACCATCGCGTACCAAAGCGGCTCCGGCAGGGTACCGGCGTTGTCGCGGCAATGCCGGATGAACGCGCAGCCTTCGATGACCTTGACCGCCGCGCCGACTTTGCTTTGAAACTCGGTCGTGCCTCCGTCCTCCATCGCCGCAGAATCGGCGGGCTTGTCTTCCCGGACGATGTACGGCGTGAAGTCCTGCGGAGAATAGCGGGCATCGCTCTCCGACACCACGGACACCCGCGCCCCGGAACCGCCCATCTTGTGATTGATACTGCCGGGAATACGCAGGGCACGCGCCAAGTCCGAGGTGTTGTCAAACTTCCACCCGCGCTCTAAGCCTGCGTTATTGATGTGCTTTTGCCATCCGCTCAGAGCGGCGGCGATATTTTCCCTGTGGGACTCGGTAGCAATGCCGAGCGGTTCCTCAAACAGCCAGTAAACGTGCAGACCGTTGCCGCTCGACACCACGATTGAGGGCTTAAGCGGCAGGGTGTCTAAAAATTCAAGGGCAATCTCCGCTGTTTCGGGGAGCGCGGTTTCTTTATGCGCCGCGCCGAAGATGTCGATGTCCGTCCAGAACGCGGGAATAAGGCTCACATCGTTATTGCCGCCGCGACTCCCGCCCTCAAGCTGCCTCCCGCGCAGTCCTACGCCATAATAAACATCGTGTGTGTCGTACAGCCTTTCGGCGTACCCGGCAGCGGACGCAATGTCCGCCACCGGAAAGAACTTTGTACGCTTGTCGGGCAACGTCCAGACGGTGAGGAAGCCGTCCGTTGCCCCGCCGTACATTGTCGTTAAGAAATCAAGTGCCGTCATGGGCGACCTCCTTGCAATCGGCGCTAAACCGCCTTATTTTGATGCCGCGCCGCTTCGCCTCGTTGATTTCACCCTTCATGCCCTCGCTGATAATGTCGCCGAACACCCACAACTCGCGGCATCCGCAAAGAAGCCTAATCCCAAACGACAGCGCAAGTTCACGCTCGGCGGGAATGTCATCGTCCATGAAGCGGGGCAGATAGCAATGCGGCGCAATCGGCAAAAATCCCTGCTCCACGGCGAAGCGACAGTAACGTATGACGTTTTGCGTGTTTTGCTCGGTATCGCCGCGAAACGGCGAAGCGATGTATATAAGCGGTCGATTCCTTGCGGGCTTTTCCGCTTTGGCGACGGCGGTCATCGCCTTATGCGCGGTCGGGTCAAAGTAACCCTCGGCGTTTTTTCTTGATATGCTCATTAGTCAAATATCCTCCATTCTGCCGAAGCTGTGTCCGGCGCTTGCTTCCGAGACAATCGGAATGTCACATTCGGGGAACGGCGACGCCTCCATGCATGATTTGATGAACGCCGCCGCCTCATGAATTCTGCCTTCCGGCACTTCGAACACCAGCTCATCGTGTATTTGCAAAAGCGGCATTAGCCACGGTCTTTCTGATAAGCCCGCCAAAATCCGCGCCATTGCCTGTTTTAATAAATCGGCGGCCGTGCCTTGTATCGGTGTGTTAAGGGCGCATCGCGCGGCAAAGCTGCGTTTGCTCCAGTCCTCAGAACGAATACCCGGCAGATACCGCCGCCGCCCGTGCCACGTCTCGGAGAAATTATCTTTGCGGGCTTTTGCGATGGTGTCTTTTTGCCAATCGGTCAGCTTCGGATATCCGGCTTTGAGGTTGTCAATAATCTGCTCACACTCGCCGATGGGCTTATCCAAGCCCGCCTTGAATTTCAGCGTCCGTTGCAGCCCGCTCGGAAACAGTCCGTAGAAGGTGCCGAAATTCACGTTTTTCGCTATGGTTCGCTGTTCCTTGTCGTGCTTGCCATCGCCGAATATGACCGTAGCGGTCTGGTCGTGTATATCACCGCCCACGCGGTAGGTTTCGAGCATTTTGTCATCCCGGCAGTAGAAAGCCCCAATGCGAAGTTCTATCTGGCTTAAGTCCGCCGATAATAAAACCTTTCCCTCCGGCGCTATAAAGAAGTTCCTCACTCCCACATCATCAGCCCCGGCTCTCGGCATATTTTGCAGATTGGGGTTTCTTGCGGCAAAACGCCCGGTTTCCGTCGCAAGAGGCATTAAATCCGCGTGAATCCTGTCGGTCGCATCGTTTATGTGCTTGCTGTAACCATCGATATAGGTGCTTTTCAATTTTCCGACCTTGCGGTATTCCTGTACCAGCCTAAACAGCGGCACGAGGTTGGGAGAGTTGGCTTCGCACCATTCTTTGAGCAACACAAGCGTCTCATCATCGGCGGCTTCTTGGAATTTCGCCGTGGTCTTAACGACAGGCAATCCCAAATCCTGATAGAGATATTTCTTGAACGCCGCCGTGCTTGCGTTCGCGCCGATTTCCACATCGCCGATGATAAAGGCTATATCTTCTTTGAGTTTTGCAAGTCGCGCCTCACACTCAGCGGCTTTTTCCGTCATCAACTGCCTGTCAACAAGCAGGCCGTTATACTTCATCAAGCCGCAATAAACGGCTGTCGGGCTTTCGATATGCTCGGTTATATAGCGGTGCTTCGGAAGCCATTTGTCGAACCACCCATTAAAAACGTGATAGAGCCGCAGGGTATAATCGGCGTCGGCGCAGGCGTAGCGGATAGTGTCGCTGTCGCTTGGGTCAAGTTCATCAAAGTGCCGCCCATCGGTCACTTCGGCAAAGGCCGGCAAATCCACGTCCAAAATGCCCGCTGCGAGGGTCTTTAAGCCGCTGTCGGACAGTTTGCGGAAGCCTGTGTTTCCTTTGAGCGTCAATTGTGCCGCCGCAATCGTGTCATAGCACGGCTGTTGTAAAACAATCCCTCTGGCGTACAGGAACGCCGACTCGAAAGCGAGGTTGTGCGCCACCTTTATAACAGAGCCGTCCGCAAACAGCCCCTCAAGATATTCCCAAAGAGCGGCGCTGTCGGCGATATTTGCGCCAATGCGGTGAGTAAGCGGAATATAAATAGCGCTGTCCTCGGCGATGGAAAAACTGATACCCACGATATGGCTCTTGTGCGGGTCAAGCGCGGCTTTCGCCTCGCCCCGCCATTCTTCATCAGGTGCGGTCTCGAAATCGAAGCCGACTATTCCCGCCCCGCCGAGGTACTTTCGCACCTCGGCTGTGGTCGTTACGCATCTATACATGGCGGCTACCTCCCAAGCGGCTCGATGACCTCGCCGGTTTCGGGGTCTACGTCCGGCAGCACATCGTCCGGTGCGGCGGCGTCGAAACCGACATGGGATGCATACGCCTTTATCTGCTCCGAAAGGGGCTTGATGAGGGCGCAGTCCTTCGGCGAAAGGACGCTGTCTACCGAAAAGCAAGCCTGACTGTAGGCGATGCCGCCGGAGTTCGTGACCTTTTTCAAGCTAAACCGCGTCACGATGGAGTTGGACGTTTTGCCCTTGGATAGCTGCGTTTTCAGATACTTGGTGAACGCCTTGAGCGAACCCGTGGGAAGTGTGAGCAGAAGCGGAAACCGCTCACCCTCGCGCAAGATGTAGACGCGCCGTTTGTTCTTACAAGCCTTCGCGCCGTTCTCGCCGGTGCCGAACTGGTTATGCGGACAAGTGGCGCATGGCTGACCGCTGCTGCCGACTTTGCCGTCAAATGAGCCGCAGTCCGGCGGGTTGGAGCCGCCTGTGTACTTCGTTTCGTAATAAGCGTTCAGCGGGTGATGATAAAGGATGACCGCCGAAAACTCCTTGACCATCCCGGTGTCGTCGCCCTCGGTTGGAAGTTCAAAGGCGGTCGAGCCGCCCGCCGGTATTTTAACGCGCTCGAAAGTAAGGTCGAGTCCGTCCAGTTCTTCGCTCATCAATGCGGAAAAATCGGTGTCGGCAAGGACGGCGAATCCTGTGTTGTTTTGTACCGCCATAGCGGTGGATGCTTTTTTCGTTGACATATTGATACCTCCATAAGATTATTTTTTGGTTGCTTTGCGTACCGTGACCGATACCTTGTCGTACAGCCTGACTTTGTCGGCAAGCCAATCCGGTAATCCGGCCTCGCCGTCGTGTTCCTCGGCATATTCGCTTGCCTGTTCTTTGACAAAGCCCGTCAGCGTCTGCGGATTGACCGAGAATAAATGGTCGTAGCCGTTTTCCTTGAGAGCGGCGTATAAGGCTTCTTTGCCGCCGTCCTCATCGCCCATCGCCGACGCATACGTCCGCGTCGTAAGCGAATACGAATATCCGCTGTGCGTGAAACTCGGCATCTCTTGCTCGGTCATCAAATCCGATAAGTCGCGGATGGTCGTTTCAATCTCCGCGTTTATGAATTTGAGTTCCTCGTCAAGGTCTGCCTTCGTGTCCTTGAGCGTCCGTAGCTTCTCGGCGAGAGTGAGCGTTCTTTTCTCGTCCATTGCGGTGTTCCTCCTTTCTCCGTAGTAGGGTAGTGAATGTCTACCTAAAGCCCCTATGACTACTGCGGGCAAAATTGGTCGGGGTTTTTGAAATTATTTTTTAGGCGAACGGATTTGTGCCGTTTCGGTAGTCGTCAATGAGCGTTTTTGCCAAGTTTGCCTTGTCGCGGAGTGATTTGAGGACTTTCTCATCAACGGTGCCTTTTGCGATGATGTGGTAATAAGTGCAATGCTCCGTCTGACCGACCCTGTGTATCCGCGCGCGGGTTTGTTCGTAATCGCTCATGGAATAGTTGGTACTGTAAAACACAAGGTTACTGGCGGCGGTCAGCGTGATGCCAAGCCCCGCCGTGCTGATTTGACCTATGAACACGGTGATGGCCGGATCGTCTTGAAACCTCCGCACCTGCTCCGGCCTGTCTTTGGTCTCGCCGCTGATGGCGGAGTATTCGATGCCGCGTTTTTCGAGCATTTTCTTGATTGCCGCAATCTCCGCCAAGAACCGCGCTATGACCACCAGCTTCTGCCCGCCCTCCTGCGCCGTCTCGATGATGTCGGCGAGGGCGTTTAACTTCGCCGTGCTGACGACTGGGGCGTTGGATTTTCATCGCCGCCAAGGAAACCGCCTGTTAATTGCGAGAGCCGCAAAAGCCGAGTCAGTACATTTGTGGCGGTGACTTCCTCGCTGCCAAGCAGCGTGAAGCTATCTTTAACAAGGTCGCGGTACAGCTTCGCCGCCTGCGGTTCGAGTTCCACGCCGATGGTCACGTCGGTGTACGGCGGCAAATCAAGGCACTCGGCTTTTGTCGCCCTGTACGATATGGAATGGATTTTTTGCGTGAGTTCCGGCTCCATCGTTTTCTTTAGCACCGGCGTGTGATTGCCGTAGCCGACCATGTTGAAATAGCGGTTTCGGAAGCTGTAGAAGCTGTTGCCGAAGATGCCCGGATTCAAAAACTTATACTGGCTGAAAATATCCAGCGCTTTATTAGTTACGGGCGTTCCCGTCAGCGCGAGTTTGTACTTCGCCATCCCGCCGAGTCTGTGCATCGCCTTACTTGCGGCGGTGTTGTGGGTTTTGATTTTGTGGCTCTCATCGCAAATAATCATGTCCGGCTTCCATGCCGCGATTTCCTTTTCCATTCGCCAGCAACTCTCATAATTCACGACCGCTACCTGCATCGTCGAACCGCTCATGTGCCGGAGCGTGTCGGCTTTCTTGGCAAGCGTCCCCGACAGCACGGCGAGGGAATAATCGAAGTCAGCGAATTTCTCAAACTCCAATTCCCATACCCCGACAATGGAGAGCGGTGCAACCACGAGGACTTTCCGCGCCTTTTTATTAAGGTAGAGGCTGCCCGCCACGGCGATGGCGGTGATGGTCTTGCCGGTTCCCATATCCATGAAAATTGAGGTAGCGTTGCGGCTGATTGCGGAATCGAACGCTTCGCGTTGATGCTTATATGGCGTTGCCTTGACGGGCATTGTCTGATTGTTCATTGCCGCGCTTCCTCCTTCTGCATTGCTGCTGCATTCTCATTACTCATCCGCTCATCCAAAGCCGACAGCCGCTTGGCAAGCCGCTTTGAGACGACGCTTATTGCCATCAGGATTCCGATGACCTCGTCCGGCTGCGCGTCGTGGCGGTCTGGATTAGCGATTAATGTTTGCTGTTGTTTCATAAAGCCCACCTTCCTTTCTTAGGGAATCACGCCCTCATAGCCCTAATGA